GAAGGGCTGGTCGACACGGGCAAGCTTACAGATACCGACCTGCGCGTACTAGAGAAGCAGCTAATACATCTGGAAAAACTTAAAAACCGGGAACTTGCGCAAGAGAAGTTCATTCAGTTTACAACCCGAGTCTGGCCAACCTTTATTTCGGGTAAACACCACAAGCGGATGGCCGAAGCTTTTGAAAGGGTAGCCCGTGGAGAATGCAAGCGTCTCATTATTAATATGCCTCCTCGCCACACTAAGTCAGAGTTTGCCTCTTACTTACTACCTGCTTGGTTTTTGGGCAAGTTTCCACATAAAAAAGTCATTCAAAGCTCAAATACAGGCGAATTAGCGGTCGGTTTTGGCCGAAAAGTGCGAAATTTGGTGGATTCTGAGGTCTACAGCGAGATATTTCCTGATTTGCACCTACAAGCGGACTCAAAAGCAGCCGGTCGGTGGAATACCAGCAAGGGTGGTGACTATTTTGCGATTGGTGTGGGGGGTACGGTGACCGGTAAGGGCGCTGACCTGCTCATTATTGACGATCCACACTCAGAACAAGAGGCTGCGCAGGCAGCAAGTAGCCCAGAGATCTACGACAAGGTGTATGAGTGGTACACATCTGGCCCTAGACAGCGTTTACAGCCGGGTGGGTCGATTGTTATTGTGATGACACGCTGGGCACAGCGCGATTTGACTGGTCAAGTGCTTAAAAACGCCGCTTTAAGAGGCGAAAACGACTGGGAAGTGATTGAATTTCCGGCTATTTTGCCCTCTGGAAACCCACTTTGGCCTGAGTTTTGGAGCAAAGAAGAGCTCGAAGCACTGCACGAAGAACTGCCAAATGCTAAGTGGCAAGCTCAGTATCAGCAAAATCCTGTTGGAAATGAGTCGGCAATTATCAAGCGCGACTGGTGGAAGATATGGCCGCACGAAAGAGCGCCCCAGTGTGACTACATTTTGCAGACATGGGACACGGCGTTTGAGAAAACACAGCGGGCTGACTACTCAGCAGGGACTACTTGGGGCATCTTTAACTGCGAAGAAGATGATATGCGCCCAAACATCATATTACTCAACACCTACCGCAAGCGTGTGGAGTGGGTGGACTTGAAGAAAGATGTGCTAAACGAGTACAACGAGTGGGAGCCAGACGGCATGTTGATTGAGAAGAAGGCCACGGGTGGCCCGCTCATTTACGAACTGCGTGCCATGGGTATACCTGTGCAAGAATTTACGCCGGGTAAAGGACAAGACAAAATTGCCCGCTTGAACGCAGTATCGGACATAATCGCTTCTGGGAAAGTGTGGGTTCCCGATACTCGTTGGGCTGAAGAATTGGTTGATGAGATTGGGGCGTTCCCGTCAGGCGAGCATGATGACTTGGTTGACGCGACAACACTTGCTTTAATGCGCTTTAGGCAAGGTGGATTCCTCCGACTTCCTAGTGATGAACTAGACGAAGTTAGATTGTTTAAATCGGGCAGACGCGCAGCGTACTACTAAGGATTAATAATGGCTACAAGTTCAATTGAGAAAAGTTTATATGCAGCACCTCTTGGTATTGATGACGCGGAGTTAATGCCCGACATTGAAATTGAGATTGAGAACCCAGAGGGTGTTCGTATTGGCATGGACGGCCTAGAGATTGAGATTGAACCCGGAGAAGATAAAGAAGGCGAAGAGTTTGACTCTAACCTTGCTGAGTTTATGGATGAGGGCGAACTGCAAAAGATTGCTGAAGACATCATGGGTGATGTTGATAGTGACATCAACTCCCGTAAAGACTGGGTTGAGATGTTCGTCAAAGGACTAGATGTTCTGGGGATGAAGTATGAAGAGCGTACTGAGCCATGGCTTGGTGCTTGCGGTGTTTACTCAACGGTACTTACAGAAGCCGCAGTGCGTTTCCAAAGCGAAACAATTATTGAGACATTCCCTGCTCAAGGCCCGGTCAAAACCGAGATCATTGGTGCGATTGATAAACTTAAAGAGCAAGCTGCGGAGCGTGTCAGAGAAGACATGAATTATCAACTGACAGAAGTAATGTCAGAGTATCGCCCTGAGCATGAGCGCATGCTGTTTAACTTAGGCTTGGCTGGATCGGCGTTTAAGAAAGTTTATTTTGATCCCAGTTTGGGACGTCAGACTTCAGTGTTTATTCCTGCTGAAGACATCATTATTCCTTATGGTTCGTCTGGTGCTCGTACAGCAGAGCGTGTGTCTCACATCATGCGCAAGACAAAGAACGACATTAAGAAGTTGCAAGTAGCGGGCTTCTATAAAGATGTTGAGTTGGGTGAACCTGCGCAAGTACATACAGACGTAGAGAAAAAGAAAGCTGATGAGCAAGGTTACTCACTCACGGATGATGACCGCTATCAGATTTATGAAATCCAAATTGATTACAACTTACCCGGCTATGAAGATGAAGATGAGATTGCTCTTCCATACATTATCTCTATTGATAAAGGCACAAACAAAATCCTCTCTATCTACCGCAACTGGGAAGAGGAAGACACTCTCAAAATTAAGCGCCAGCATTTTGTCCAGTACGACTACATACCCGGCTTTGGTGCTTATGGCTTTGGTTTCATACACCTTATTGGTGGTTATGCCCGTGCCGGTACATCTCTTATTAGACAACTCATTGACGCTGGCACGCTAAGCAATTTGCCCGGTGGCTTGAAGACCCGTGGCTTGCGAATCAAAGACGACGATACCCCAATCTCTCCGGGTGAGTTCCGCGACATGGACGTGCCTTCTGGTTCAATCCGTGACAACATCATGGCTCTGCCATACAAAGAACCATCACAGGTTCTGGCAGGACTGTTAGATAAGATTACGGAAGAAGGTCGCCGACTGGGTTCTGTTGCTGACATGAAGGTCAGTGATATGAGTGCTAACGCACCTGTTGGTACGACACTGGCTATTCTTGAACGCCAACTCAAAACGATGAGCGCGGTGCAAGCTCGTGTGCACTACTCGATGAAGCAAGAGTTTAAGCTCTTGAAAAACATCATCCGTGACTATGCGCCAAATGAGTATGAGTATGACCCAGCCAGCGGTGACCGCATGGCCAAGCAGTCTGACTACGATGCAGTTGATGTCATCCCAGTCAGTGATCCCAACAGCGCGACGATGGCTCAGCGCATCATGCAGTATCAAGCTGTGATTCAGTTGGCGCAGCAAGCACCGCAGATCTATGACTTACCGCAGTTGCACCGTCAGATGATTGAAGTGTTGGGCATCAAGAACGCTGACAAGCTTGTGCCTACAAAAGACGACGAGAATCCGAAAGACCCGATCAGCGAGAACATGGGCTTCCTTAGAGGTGAGCCAACTCGTGCGTTTATCTATCAAGACCAAGATGCGCACATCGCTGTGCATACGACGTTTATGAAAGACCCGATGATCGCGGCGCAGATGGGTCAGAACCCCATGGCTCAGCAGATGATGGCCGCCATCCAAGCACACATCGCAGAACACTTAGCGTTTGCATACCGCCGCAAGATCGAAGAACAGATGGGCGTGCCATTGCCACCACCCGGAGAGCAGTTGCCAGAGCAGGTGGAAGTGCAGTTGTCTCAGTTGGTTGCGCAAGCATCCGCTCAGCTTCTTAACGCAAACATGGCTCAGGCTCAACAGCAGCAAGCTCAGCAAATGCAGCAAGACCCGCTGGTGCAGATGCAGCAAGCAGAACTCCAGATCAAAGCACAAGATGCCAAGACCAAAGAGCTTAAAGTACGTGGCGATTTGCAGCTTAAAGCTGAGGAGCTATCACTCAAAGCACGCGAGAGCGCAGCCAGAACGGGTGAAGATCCAAACATGGCGGCAATGCGTATGCAGCAAGAGCTCATGCAGGCGCAAGAATTACATGCGTTAGAGGTTGCAAAACAGCAACAACAGCAGCAGATTCAAGCGCAACAAGCCCAGCAAAAAATGATGCAAGCCCAACAACCGCCCGGTAAAGGATAGATATGGACAGAAGAATCCTAGATTTGCTCTCCTCTAAACTCGAAGAGCATCGTAAGAGTCAAGTTGAAGTTTTGTGTGATGGTAGCGCGAAATCCTACGATCACTACAGAGAATTGTGCGGTT